TTATATCTCCGGACTCACAAAGCAAATCGTTTTCAGGAGGACAATCTAGAAAAAAAATAAAAAGGGTAAAAAGAACAAGAAGAAAAAATTGTAAAACTAGTAAAACTAGTAAAAATTGTAAAACTAGTAAAAAGAATAAAAAAGTTTAAAATGCATTATTATTTTAGCTTAAAATACTAATGACTTATCTCGATCCTAAGATTTGGGGACCGCATTATTGGTTTTTTTTACATACCTTAGCAATGACTTATCCCCACCACCCGAATTCAGTGACAAAAAAAAAGTATTACGAATTTATTCAAAACTTGCCACTTTTTATTCCGGTTGATGAAGTATCAAATCAATTTAGCATTTTGTTGGACAAATATCCGATTACGGCTTATTTGGACAATAGAGAATCATTTGTTCGTTGGTTACACTTTATTCATAACAAAATAAATCAAAAGCTAGAAAAGCCGCAAATAAACTTGAATGAATTTTATATTCAATATTATGAGGCGTATAAAACAACCACAAGTAAGGTGAACGATTACTATAAGTGGTTGGGGAAATTGATCTATCTTTTCATTATAGTTTTTATCATTGCAATCATTTATTATTTTTACGATAAATAAAAAAATATCAAACGCTTTTTCATAAAAAATAATATAGGAAATATATAGTGTAGTCTATGTGCGATATAAATGGAGGCAAAATATTAGCATCGGGAGGATTTGGATGCGTGTTTTCTCCGCCTTTGAAATGCGTCGGTAATGACAAAAAGAAACTAGACCCCAACACATTAAGTAAATTAATGTTAAAAAAAAATGCGTTACGAGAATACGATGAAATACTTGCCATTCGAAAAAAAATAAAAGACATTCCTAATTATGAAAATTATTTTTTAGTGAATGATTTTACCATATGTCAGCCTGCAAAATTAAGTAGGCGTGATTTATCCAATTATTCAAAAAAGTGCAAGGCGTTGAAAAAACACAGTATCAAAAAAAAAAATATAAATAAAAAGTTGAATAAGTTGATGATGATAAACATGCCCAATGGGGGCATTCCGGTAGATGACTATATTCAAAAAAAAGGCTCGTTTAAAAAATTATTTATCTTACAAAAATTGTTAGTCAAACTTTTTACCATGGGAATCTTGCCCATGAATAAAAAAAACATATACCACAGTGATATCAAGGATTCCAATGTATTAATAGATCTTAAAAATGAACAAAATGAAAAGCTACGTCTCATTGATTGGGGTCTCTCCACGGAATACATTCCTTTTGAAGACTATCCGTTTCCTAGAGTGTGGCGCAATAGACCATTGCAATTCAATCTGCCATTTTCGAATATATTGTTCACCGACGATTTTGTAAAAAAATATTCTGAATATTTGAAAAAAGGTGGAGAAATAACCAAACCTAAATTGCAACTCTTTTTAAAAGACTACATCGAATATTGGTTTAAGGAAAGAGGTTTAGGACATTATAAATACATTAATGAAATAATGTTTTCTTTATTTAGGCATGATGATCTCAATAATGATTTTGTAAAAATGAAAAAAGACGATAAATATGATTGGATTGAAAAAGAAATCACAATGAAATTAATATTAAACTATCTAGTGGAAGTGCTCCTTCATTTTACTGTGTTTCGCGAAGACGACACATTGAATATGCGAGTATATTTAGACAACGTGTTTATTCATATTTTGGATATATGGGGATTTATTAGTGTTTATATTCCAATAGTAACCATATTAAGCGATAATTACGATAAATTAAATTCTAGTCAAAAAAAAATATTTGATTCCATAAAACACCTTTTTCTTGATTATTTGTACACGCCGACAATAAAACCAATAAATATAAAAAATTTAGAAAAAGACTTGCTTTATTTAAGCGAATTAATTAGTTTAGAAGTAGTTTCACAAGAAACAAACAAAACAAACAAAACAAACAAAACAAACAAAACAAACAAGAATAAAAAGTTGGGGAATGAAAAAACAAAAAAAAGAAACAGTATTTAAGAATACATCAAAAAAAGTTTTAAAAAAGAAAATAATATTTTGCAAATATATAAATAATGAGAGAATTCCACGACCTTTGCACACCCGCCAAAGTTTATTTTGTTTTAGCCATATTGGCTTGTGTTATGGCCTTGTTCAACCGCGTTTCCTTCTCGGCTGTCTTTGTGAAACTCATTTTCGCTTTCATCTGGACTTACATTCTTGCTTGGTTGTGTAAGAAAGGATGGAAGACTTTTGCTTGGTTGTTAGTTTTATTTCCTTATATCCTTATTTTGTTGGTTTGGGCAAGAATAATACGTATGTAAAAGCATTATAATTTTATTATATTCAAAAATATATAATGAGATTAGAGATATTTGTTTTAGGATTAACAGCATTTTTTGTCTATAATGCATACCACGATGGAAAATATACGAAAATGTTGTCCTCTTTTCGTAAATATTATAAAATGATATTTTACGTTTTACTTGGCGTGGGTATTTATGCATTATTAAAACGAAACCCATCCCAAGGAAGAAATATGTTGTTATATGCCAACAATGTAGTAAAATTTATGCCTATTGACAAAACCGCAATGGATGTATTGAGTCCTATTATCGATTTTACGCAAGCTTCCGAAAGGAGCTTTATGGAATCAATGAATGAAATAGATCCGCCAAGAGATCAACGTATTCTCCAATCAGGCAAAGGAGCAACCCGTCGTTCCGTAAGTGAAACCAAGAAGAAATATGTTGCCGCTAATCAAGATTGGAAATGTGGGCACTGCCAGAGTCAATTAGACCACACGTTTGAAATAGATCATCGCATCCGTTTGGAATATGGTGGTGGGAATGAAGTGACAAATTTAATCGCTTTATGTCGCAACTGTCACGGGAAAAAAACCGCAAGTGAAAACATGTAAATATTTTTTATAAAAAATGGACTTGTCTAGGTTTAGAATAAGTTTTGTTAGGTGCAAAACAAACATGAAATAATATTGGTGTATAGTAGTAATCATAAAATGGGAAGAAACGATAGTAATAATAATAAAGGCGGAGGTGTGTCCGACGCCCTGAGCACATTAAAAGGATTTGTTGAAAATACATTGGGCGTAGTCCCAAGTAAAAGACCATCTTCTCCACCATTAACCGATCCGGATGTGATTAAAGCAAAGCTCGCAACTATATATCCTTCATCTTCTTCTTCTTCGAAAACGCTTTCAAGCGGTCTGCAATCTGCTTTAGCCGACACATTGTTCGATAATTCAGGATTTATTTCTTTAGTTCTCCTGCTTATTTTATTTATTATATGCACATTTATTGTTCTTTTTTACACCAATCCTGATCCCAGTAAAAATGCTGGCGGTGGTTCCAATATACCTACTGCCGCAATTGTAAAGAATATATTTGCTATATTGGGATTCTTGTTTTTAATTACACTCTTGTGTGTATCATTTCTTCCAAGTTTAAAAGATTTTAAAACGTTTTTGTCACAAATTATAAATGTATTGTACGTGATTTTTTACACAATCGGACTCATTTTGTTTTTTGGATTGACTCCTTCAAAATTTTTGCAGTTGTATCCAAACGCAATAAATGTGATTACCATGTTAATCGGTGTTTTTGTTTTTTACAAGGCGTTTCAACAAAATTATGTGGAAAAATTCAATTTTACATATGAAAGAATTAAGACACTTATCTTATTTTTCTGTTTGATTGCTTTGTTTATTGTTTATTATGTTATTGATTTAGGTGGGTTTATTACTAAATACTTTGGATATTCGCTATTAATTACTATTTTATTATCGATATTTATTTTTCTGTATTTGATTGTAATATTTACTTTTTCTTCAGGAGTGTCTCAAAAATCCGGCAATTTATTAAAGGACTTTTCATGGTTTAGTATTTTGGGAAGCGGGTCTTTTATTGCGTTTTTAATCATTGTCACCGTTTCCATTTATGAAACCGGCATTTCTCAAAAAATAAGCGAAACACAATCTTCAGATTCTGCAGGTTTATTCAGCGATAAGGTGTATTGCATGGCTGCTTTACTTGTTGTATTATTAACAAGTGTGTTGTGGATTATTGTGTTGAATATACACAGTTTTCCCGAAATATTTAAAACAACGGGTACGCCTACACAAATACATAGTTTTGATTTTTACCGACGTGCGCTTTTGGTTGTCTTTGGATTAACGATTGCCTGCACGATAGTTGCATGGATTTCCTACAATATTCAACATTTTTCGGGAAAATCATCTATTGCCAGTATTATATTGAATGTGCTTCTTATCTTGGTTGTTCTTGCGCTCGTTTATAAGACCGTTGTCGTGCAGCTGCCATTTCAAAATGCGAGAAAAAATGCATTTTTTAACACTATCGTGAATATTATCTTTTACATTCCTTGCATCTTTTTATCCTTATTGGAGTGGATAAAGAATTTGGCTACGGGACAACCCTCCGCGGATGCTTCTTCCTGGTTATTGTTATTATTAGCACTCTTCCTTATTGTTGCTTATTTGACGGCTCCTTTGTTGTACAACGCCATACAAATGCAAGGAGGTCAGATGCTGATATCAGAACCTGCGAATACGAATGAGAGCCGATCTTTGGGAACATATCAAGATTTGAACAACAAGTTTTCTTATGGAAGCGATCAATACGATTACCAATACGCTATTTCATTTTGGTTTTTCATGGAAGCCGTGCCACCAAACACCAACTCCAATTCTAACCAATATGCATCTATTTTGGACTTTGGTGGAAAACCCAATATTCTTTACAATACGCTTGAAAATAGCCTTTTATTTACCATGCAGAAAAAAGCGGATGCAAAGGAAACCGAACCACTCAATACCATAACAAAAACAGGCAATGACGGTGAAAAAGAATACACTGTTTTTTACAAAAAAGAGGATGTCTTATTGCAAAAATGGAACAACATGATTGTGAATTACAACGGCGGAACCATGGACATCTTTTTGAACGGAGAATTAGTAAAATCGATCCCGAGTATAGTGCCTTATTATACTTTGGACAATCTTACTATCGGTGAAAACAATGGCGCGAACGGAGGTATATGCAACGTAGTGTATTATAATAAACCATTGTCGAGTATTAACATTTATTACTTGTACAACATGATCAAAGGGTTGTCTCCTCCGGTAATTCAAAATTATTATTGGTGGAACGTTTTTACAAATAGTATAAAAGGTGGGACAACCGGTTGATCAAAAACAAAAACAACTATAAAACAATCAACAAACAAATTTTGAACAATTATTTAACCAAATGAACTAGAAAATTTCTAAATCTATATTATACATAATGAGTGCTTTAAGTATTGTATTAGTAGTAATAGCAATTGTCTTGGTTATTAT